CGTCGATTCTGAGACCCCTGAGACCCTGTTAAAGTGACGGCGTGTCATGCGGGTGTCTGGATCGAGGATAATCAGCTCGCGAAGACGGCGGATACAGTCGTCAGCCGTCCAGTGTTCCATGTAGAGGTTCGGCTTTTCGGAGAGCACTGTGTCCTCGTCGCGGCCGTCTGCCAGGTTGCGCTGGATCAGCGTGATTTCTGGCTGTTCGCGCCGGAGGATGCCAATCCGGTTCTTGATGGTTTTGACCGACAGTCCGAAGTGGCGAGCTACGTCTTCCAGTAAAGGGAATTGGTCACGGTCATTGTACGCCTGTGCGAGGTCGAGAGGGAGAATTTGCATAGTGGGTTCCTAGTCAGCCTTCTTCCGAGACACCGCGTCGATGCCCATGTACCCAAGCACGATCGCCGAGAACGATCCGTATAGGGTGAAGATCAAATTGCTTAGTTGATTGATGGTTGTTGCGGCGCCTGGCACGGTTAGACCGAAAGCGATCAGTCCAAACGTGAGCATCGCCATGATCCGAAAGGACCATAGCGCCATGCGACGACGAGCGGCCCAGCGCAGGTCTTCGGCGTCAACAAGGATTTCCTTGTTGGGATCGACCCGGCCGGCCAGCAGATCATTTGTCTTATTTGCCACCGAAACGTGTCTCCATTTTCTGGGAGATTTCGCGCAGGGAAAGAGGTGGCTTGCTTTCCGCTGGAAGCTGGACATGGACCGCATCGCGGGACTTCCAGAAGAAGCCGGATGTGAGGCCGATATCTCGTGCAATGCGGGCGAAGATTTCGTACCCTTTCAGGTTCGACCATTCCACACCGCCCGGTGCAGGTCCGTTGCTGTCCCAATAGAGATCAGCTGCCAGTCCCCATTGATGCCAGGATTGGCCGGGGAGGGCGTTGGTTGCCCATCCACCGGAGCAGGGACCGACGCGTTCGAGGACGTCCGCCAGGAAAGGCGCTCCGTCATCGCGAAGGTAGTGGATCTTCTGCCGTACAGCAGCGGCGCTACGTGACTGACGCCACAGTTTGGCTTGCTTTTCGACGTGGCGCTCGGTCTCATACGGGACCATGAAGACGCCTTCGTTTTTGGCTGTTTCGATAGCCAGTTCCAGTTTCTCGCGAAACTCTGGCTCCAACCGGAGAAGTGAGCGGGACATGTTAAGCCTTAGTTGCAGTACCGGTCCTGTGGGGTGCAGGTTGCGACGTACTCAACTTCGTGTCTGACTGGCTGAACCTTCTGCGTGACGTGTTCCGTAAGGCGCACGCACGCATTGAGAAGGATGATGCCAGTGACAACGGTCAGAGACGCAAGCACCTTGGCCGGTCTTGTGCGAGGCAACCAGTCAGAGAGAGCGAAGGACGAAGAACGGTTCATCATGGGATCAAGCCTCCAGAAACGATGAAGTTAATGATTGCGGTGATGACCCCACCAAGAGACAGGGCAACCGCCCAGCCGAATACGTTCTTGATGTTCTTGCTTGCCTCTTTGACGTAGTAGAGTTCCTGTTTGAGGAGGGCCACGTCCAATTCGAGCTTGGAAACCTTGGCCTGTAAGTCTTCAGACATGAGAGTTCCCCTTAGTCGAATGAAGACCTATTATACCCCGCACATGGTTGTAAATCAATGATGACTAAGAATGTTCCTCAGAGTCATCGCCGTAATCCGAGAGTTCGCCAGGACTGTAAGTCTCGTCCGGTTTCTGTTCAGGATCGCCGGACAACCGGTCGATATCCCGCTGCATCGATTCGATGATCTGTTGCGTTGCGGCGAGTTGCTGGTTTGCTTCAGCCAGCTTCCTGTTCTTCTCAGAGAGTTCGTTCTCAAGCTGGGAACACTTGCGGTCGAGAAAGCCAACGGTCATCGCTTGTTCAGCATAGTCGTTCTGAGCCGAGTTCCGCTGATTGATGATCGCAGCCGTCTGGTCCTGCACCTGGCTCGCGAAGTTCTCCAGATAGGCCAGAACTTCAGCGCCGGGGTATTGATCGTTTGGGCTAAATGGGTGAGACATCATTGCTCCTATTTTGTTTCACAGAATAATTATCAACAATGACTTACAATAGCAAGCGCTTTTTTAGTCGCTTCCCAGGATAGCCTATTCCCCGAAGTTCTGCTTCTGTAGCTTCCACTTCTTCCAGACGATCCCTTCACGCGGATCGTGAATATAGTAGATCTTCTTGTCGTAAGCCGAGAGCTTGACGGGTTTGTCGTTCTGAGTGTCACCGACGATGTAGAAATGGCCGTTAGAACAGGCGACCAGCGCGACCATGTGGTCGATCGCCCGGACATTAGCTGATCCGACCAGTAGACGATACGCGCGGCCACCTGCATTCATGATACCTTCTGCGACGGTAGATGCCAGGCCATCACAGTCGTCGCGGATTTCGTAGCTTTCATCTTCGATCAGCTTGCGCCAGTGCGATTGCCAGTCATCTGAATGACCCTCAGCGGGTTTGTCCGGAGTATAAGTGAACCGGGATTTGACCTTGCGATTGATCTCGTTGATTTTGGACAGGTCCATCAGCACCACTCCCGTTCTGTGTGCGTACACTCTGCGATGCACCACGGTTGTTCCGGGTCACGCAGGCAGGAATGAATGTCAGTGTCGATAATAAGCGTGTCCGGCATTGTATCGACCGGGTCAGGCTTAGGCTCAGCGGCCGTGCAGGCAATCAGAAGCGAGCAGAACACGAGCAGGGAGAGAGTTTTCAGCATGGGAATATTATATCACAAATGACTAACAATCGCCTAGATACCGGTCACGTCTAGAACGGTCAGCATAAAGTCTTCGGCTGGCGTGTCTGCGCCGCCTGCGGATCGAAGATTGAAGATACCCTCGTCAGCTATAGTGAGAAGGCCGCTACCAGAATTGTAGCTTGGGATGCGACAGTTGATTTCCGCTTCATCCGATGAGCGACGGATTGACAGCCCCCGTGCCCCTGGAATCCAGGCGACGGTGCGACCTGTTGGGAGTGTCGCGATTGAGCCGGTGGTGGTGATTGTATATGCTCCAAGGATCAGCATCGGCGGGAGTAGGGCGTCAAAGGTCAAGGTTCCGGACGCGTTGAACATTTGCAAGCCGAAGTCGGAAACCGAAGAAGAGATTGGGTCGAAGATGTAATACGGAACCGTGTCCCCGTTATACCTCCCCAATATCTTGAACGTTGTACTGCTGGCGTTTCTGCTTGTAGACCAGATAGTGTTCCGACCTACCGCCATGATCGCTGTAGGTGAGTTGATTGTGATCGTTGCAACGTAGTAGGTGCCAACATCCAGGGTCTGCTCCTGTGTTGTTGCCACGGTTCCGCTTTGGATACAGACAAGCGTCTTGTCGTCGCCATCAATCTGAAGCGCGCCAAAGTCGTTTTTGAAATATGCTCCGACCGCCATTAGAAGATCATCCCTTGGATTTTCATTGCGCGACTGCTTACGGTTGTGCCGGGAGGCCATGTCCACGACACAGTGCCGCCTGACACATTCACGGAAGGAACCGGGTTGCTGATATCGCCATTGTCATCGATCGCGGCAGTTAGCGATTGCCCAGCCGCCAGTGACACGGAAACGTTTCCGTTTGTACCCTGCGTTACTGTCGCGACCGTGCCGAACTTTCCGACATAGTTAGACGTGTCGAGGATCGGCACTTGAGACGAGTTAAAGACTTGGAGACCTGCTGGCATTACCAGATCCCCAATCTTACACGGAGTGTGTTCGAACTGTCGTACACTTCAATTCGGCTTTGTGTGATGACAAGGCGTTGACCAGATGTCCCAGAGCGGATCGTCGTGGTCCCGTTGCTGGCGACAATGAACTTGTTATTGATGTTCAGCGAGCCAGCCGTGATCGTTCCGAGGTTCGCTGAAATGGCCGACAAACTACCCACGCTGATCTTGCCAGCGGTGATGGAGTTGGCCGCGACTTTATCGGCAGTGACAGCGTTCGCTGCCAGTTCATCCGTCGTGATAGCACCCGCGATGATATGACCGGTGTTGATCGAGTTCGAAGCGATATGGTTGGCATTGATCTCGTCTGCGCCAATTTTGGCGGCAGTGATCGAATTGGCTTGAAGGTGGTCTGTGCCAATTGCGCCAGCTTGGATCTTCGCAGCTGTGACAGCGTCCGCACCGATAATATTGGCGGTTACCGAGCCTGCGGCGAGCGCATTGGTGGTGACCTGGTTTGCGCCGATATGGGCAGCGGTGATGACGTTATCGCCGATATGGACAGCGGTAATAGCGTCATTGCCGATTTGACCTGAGCCAAGCGTGCCAGAGATATCGGCAGCTGCAACGGAAGCCGTCCAGGCTCCATCGTAGTAGCGATAGATTTTACCGTCCGTTGTCAGTGTGACCAGGCGACCGTCGAAATTGTCCGAGTTTGGAAGCGAAGATTTGAGTTCTGGAACAGTCAGGCCAGCCGCGAACGTGCGTGCTGAAATCGTACCGTCGCCGATATGCTCTTCTGCCAGCTGTCCAGAAATGTCGCTTGCCGGGATTGAAGTCACCCATTCCGGCACGCTAGCATCGTAGCGATAAAGCTTCTTGTCAGTCGTCAGGAAGACCACTGAAGGGCCTTCGTACCCTGCGGGGTCCGGAAGCACATCTACGACGTAGTTTGGCTCGTAGCCGCTTGCAAAGCTCGTATAGTCGAGGTCTGTAGCGGAGAAGACTTCGCCGGTTACCGAATAGCTATCAGAAACATTCAAGGTTGCCGGGTCACGGTCGAACGCATCAAAAGGCGCGTACTTGAAGAAACGGTCTGCACCTTCCGGCGCCGTTACCTTGAACTCGTTCTGAAGGATGTCGAAATAGTCATCGGTCGCCGGATCGATGTTGTCTGTTTCCTTGACCCAGATACGGAAGCCTCTGAAGTCGGCATCGTTGGGCATAGGGATGTTGACGGTCGTGCCGTTGATCGACGGGGCACCTGCCAGGTTCGGGGCAGGGTTGGTCACTTCCATCTCAGCAGGAGCCGACTCTTGGTTCTGTCGGCCGATTGCCCGGACGTTGAACTTGAATGTGCGGCGAGCAGCAAAAGACTGACCGGCACTGTCCGAGTTGTTCCGGTCGTAAGTGTAGGTGTAGCGAGCCTCGTTGACGTACTCGGTGCGAACGACATTGTCGTCGGCGTCGAGGATGTTCACTTCGTAGTATTTCAGGATGTACGGCGCTGCGGCGTCACCAGACGAGAAGATGTCGTCCCAGACAAAGGTCGGCTCGTTGCCGGTGAACGTGCCGCTGGTCGCAGACGCGGTTGTTTCCCACTCCACCGTGTAGGTGAAGGTGTCATGCCCTTCGTATCCGCTGTCAGGAACGTACTGGAAGACGCCAGGGCTGGTTTCGGTAACCGTGCCGTTTGCAGGCTGGGTGAAGCTGACTACCGCGTAGGTGCCGTTTGGCGCGTTGTCGTTCGTCAGAACGTTGATCGACCCGGTAGCATCTACCGCGATTGAAAGGCTGTCATTTTCAGCCGTACCACCAGTCGCCGGAGGTGTTGGCGCGGGCACAGGTGTTTCTGTGCCACCTGATCCATCGTCTCCCGTCAAGCGAGTGACATCTACACAGTCCAAGCGGGCATATTCGCCATTATCGGCTCGACCCCAAAATTGAAGACTGTCGCCAGGCTCCAGCGTAACATTGGAGATGATGTGACTGTCTTGAACTCCAGCGCCTGACGCTCCACCTGCGCCAGTCCACGCGCCGATCAGATCGCCGTTTACACGAACATCAAAGTCCGACTCTCCATCATTCTCATTGATGAAAAAGACTTCGATATCAAACGTGCCAGCGTTGCCGGTAAAGGTGGCCGTAGCGGTTCCGGACTGTCCAGACGAATTAACGCGAAGAACCTGTCCGTTAGAGGCAACTGAGTGACCGGTCTCGATAAAGTACGAGCCGCCAACCGTCATTGTTTCGGCTTCAGTGCGTCCAACAGTTAGCGTTCCGTCAGCCGGTCCAGGTTCGGGCGTACCGCCACCTCCACCGGTTGTAGGTGAGCCAACCGTGACCGTTACGGTCGCGGTGTCGTTATGGGTTGTGACAGATCCACCCGACTCTTTGTCGAGCCGGAGACCGGTGATCGCACCAATGAAGTTTGGGGCTTCAAGGTCGTAGGTGAGAACTTCCCAGGCCGAATAGGAAAGACCTCGCTCGGCGCGAACGCGGAACTGGTAATACCCGACAGGGAGATCATGGACGAAGTTTGAAAGGCCGGACGTAGTGAAGGCGTTTTCGAAACCTGCTTCCCAAGCCAGACGTTCGGCTGTTGACCAGTCGTCTTGTGGTTCACCAAGCGTTGGGTCGGCTTGGATAGCAGCATACGTTGTGGCGTCGATGCTCTTGTAATCGACCCGGTAATTGGTGACATTCTCTTCAGCCGGAGGGGTCCAGCGCAAGCGGATGCGACCGTTGATGTCGAAGTAAGTGTCATCGACTGCCAAGCCTGTTGGAGCAGCAAGTTCCCGGTACTCGCCGACAACATTCAGCGAAGAGGTTGGGGCGCCGTTCGATGGTGCGCGGCGCCCCTGTTTGTCGAATGCAATAACCTTGAATTCGACAACGTCGCCCTCGTCGAGCGCGATATCTGCTGAAGTTACGTCATAAACGGTTTTAACGCGCTCCCAGGGCGTGTCGTTGCGTTTTATGTAGACATCCGCCCCAGCGTAATTAAGCGCGTCCTCGTGGTCCCAGGAGACGCTGACGAAGGTTTTAGATGTGTCACCCGTGGGGAACGGGTTGTAGATGACAGAGACGTTGATCGCATGGGCGATGCTGCCGATCACAACCGGAGGGTCGGACGGAAGGATTGCGCCTGGCGGCAGATAGAGCGCATCGCTATATTCGGTGAAGCTCAGCGAGCGGCGATTGATGTCATCACCGGAGATGCCCATCAGGCGGAAGCGGTTCTTGGTTTCCGTAACCTTGCCGAAGATGAAGTTTGCGTACTGGCTTGGAGCAGCGGTAAGTGCCGGAGACACGGTGAGTGTTTCCGTTTCACCCGCGCCGGTCGTAACCGTGCGCTCTTCAATGACATTGGTATCCCAAAGCTCAGCTGCGCCGGTAGACAGACCTTCAGTCGATTTGACCCGGACCCGCATGTTGGAACCGGCATCGTAGATATCCACGACTTCTACGTCAGCGGACCCTTTGAGCAGGCGTGCGCAAGTCTCCAGCTCTCCACTTGGCAAGCCAGACACAAAGACGTTGTTGCCGGAAATACTCTGGATCGTGACATTGTAACGCTTGATGGCGCTGTGGTAGACAAGGACCGAATAGCTCTCGCCGCTCTCGATGACGACAGGGCGGTCCAGCGGGATCGTGGTTGTAGTCGCGCCTGCTTCGATCTTGCCACCGGCACCACCAGCATAATCACCGGCGCTGTAGTGGATCTCTGCCACGTCTCCAGGCACGAGACCGATCGCCTCAATAGGGGCGTCGAACTTGACCGTGCGCTTGATGAGCTTGTTACGGCGGAGCTGGTACTCAGCTTCGGCAGCGGCCTGGTCTACATCGGTGATGCCGGCCTGCGCATAGCTCGCCACTTTCGACATCTCGCCAGAGACACCGATATCGTTATCGACCAGGCGGATCGTCTTGCGCTTGTAGCCATCATTTTTGTCGGCGTAGTGAAGCTGGATCTCATTGGCGCGATCGGCGAGTGGCACCCATTCCACACTCAGGCTGTCCCTAAGCATGTTAGTGTCGTTGAACTCCATGACAGGTGTATCAGCACGGTCGATGGCGACGGACCAGCGAGTGCCAAGCCGGATGATTTGTGCGTGTCCGGTGCGAAGTACAGCTTGAGCGGCGTCCCAGACGCTTGTCTGGTAATCAAATACGCCGTTAAATTCGAGACCTTCTGCGTCGCAGTGTTCTGCCCATTCAACAATAGCATCCCAATCGAAACGATTGAGAGACATACCGGCACCGCGAAGCGGGTTGGTCAGGATATCTACAAAGATCCAGGCTGGGTTTGCAGACCAGCGTTCGACAACAAAATTGCCGTCCCGGTCATACTCTTTCAGCTTCGCCAGCTTACAGAGCGCCGTAACTTTCGGGATGTTGTTGATCTGGTCGGTGAGCTTCACCCGAAGAGACAGGTTTGCCGTGCCATTCATCTTGACAGGCGACACATCGATCTCGCCAACGTCAGTCAGGTAAATCGTGTCAGTTGTGCGGCTATCAGTGCTGACAGCTGATGTGCGGCGAACGCGGACTTCATACTCTCCACGCGGAAGCTGGCGTGAAATCAGAGATTTGCGCTGAGCCTTGGTCCGGTTGCCCGACATTGTGTAAGATGTCAGTCCAGTCGTCGGATAGCCGTATAGGTTCTGGATCGAACCGTCGCCCTGGATGCGGACTTCGTATTCGCCTTCGGGCACTTCCTGTTCGAAGGTTTGGGTAAAGCCGGGATCTTGGAGGGTGTCGTTTGCCTCAGTAGGGGCGATCACGTTCGAGCCGGTCGCTTTGTAGCCACCGGAAGCGCTGCCCATCACATTCCAGTCGTTCTGGCCGACCGGGCTGTATTCGACTTGAGTCGTGTAGCCGTATTCCAAGTCGTTGAGTGGGTTACCATTACCGCCGACGCGAACGCCAATATGGTTCACGTAGCCAGTAGAGCCAGAATATTCTGTTAGCTGACTGACAGGCAAAGGTGCCCAGGTCGAGCTACCGACTTCCCGGTATTCAACATTGAAATCGACAGAATGAGTAAGCTCTTTGCCTTGGTCACTGAACTTGACGAGACCATTTGGGGCGCTGAGGTCGATACGGATTTTGTCAACTTCACCGTCTGTTGTGTGAACAGTCCATGAGGTGCCAAGTTTGACGGAGCGGTTGACCAGGCGGACAGAGTCGTCGAACCAATCGTTCAGATCTTCGTCTTCAGTGCCGTACCGGATACGGGTTTGCACTTCGGTAAAGTTTGCGATCGGCTGATCGTTGATCTCGATTTCCGATACTTCCTCGATCTCGCCATCCATCAAGGCCGAGCGGACGTAGAGGTATTGCGTATCGCCGGAGTTGACTGTGTAGAGGTCGGCCAGATTCCCAGCGACGCGGTAGGTGCCGTATCCAACCGCAAGAGGTGCGTCTTCACGCGAGGTGTTCTTTGGCCCGTCAATACCGAACGAGCTGGATGTATCGATAGAGTTGCCGTTATCAAGCTGCGGAGTTACCGGAGGCAGCAGCGCGTTGATGAGCAAACTACCGCCGATCGTGATGGCGGCTGTTACACCCGCGACAGCTGCGGCGCCGGTTCCGAGACCGATAGCGCCCGCAACGTATGGCGCTGCCCAGGCTGCAAACACAGCGAGCGCGATCATTGCTACGAGGCGAAGGATGTTCTTTCCACCACCACCACCTTCGGGGATGCGGGTCATGGTGATGAGGTCACCAGGTTTAGGCTGAACGTCTTTCCAGACAGCCGGCTTCGCTACCAACCCGTTATAGCCAACAAGCCAGGTGTCGCGATGCTCCAAGCCTTCCAAGTACCCGGCAAGCGATTTCGCCGGATCGTACTGAAGCTCTTCGCTGATGATGTCGGTGGTGTCAAAAGGGTTCTTGATGACTTTCAGATTAAGAAAATCACAGTCATCTTTGACTTCAATTTGGGGAGAAACCGTCAAACCTGTAAATACCTTCGATCCGGCGTCTCCAAAGGGAGATGCGTTCTTCAGCAACGCCGCCCAGATGTTCCCATGCGTGCAGGAACCGGCCAGGGCGAACGACGATGCCGACATGACTTGTGCGGCCGTTCACGTTGAACATGAGCGTCGCGCCTACTGGCATGTCTGCGTGAGATGGTGCGTCCCCAATGCCTTCTTTGGTCCAGAGCGTCGTCCACTTGGTTTTTTCAAACCCCATCACAGCCGCGATATCGTCGAGATCAGTGGGAGACCTGACATCGGGAACCTTCACGCCCAAGCGGCGGTAGATTTCCATATTCAGGCCGTAGCAGTCGTAGGTGTCTGGACCACGTCCATTATAGGCGAATGGGACACCAATCAGATCGGCATATTGTAACATGTAATTGACTATACGTTCAAGTTTTTGAGGCCACGGAAGCCACCAAAGTTTGCTTCGTTGCCGTGCGCCTGGCACCCGTTCGCACCGTCGAAGGTGTAGTCACAGGAACCCATTGCACCGGCATACTTGCAGCGTGGGCCTTTGTATTTGAACGAGCACCGGTTGCGGAACATGACGCGAAGAGGGAAGCGCATACGAAGCGGATTCTCGGCACCAAGCGTGAGGCTGATACCGTACCCTTGAGCGCTGGCTCCGGTAATAATGAATTCTTCGGTGATCTCAGCCGGGTTGTCGAGATTGTTGGCGTTGACAACCATCATGCGAACCGGGAAGCCAACACCGCCGTTGAACTCTTCGATACGTTGGCGGAGCACACCGGTTGGATCGAACGACGCAAGCGTGACGCCTGGCTCTTCACCGTTCTCCTGCTTCACGTCCATTGTGAAGCTGGCAGCGACATACTCTTCGCCGTCATAGGTGAGATTTTCAGTATTGTTACAGATGCGAATGGTCTCAGCCACCGACCCATCTTGGATGATGTCGCACTCGATCAGGATGATGTATGCGGCTTCAGAGGCGATGTTGTGGGTTTCGATAACTGAGGCAACAGTCAGGTGACGTGCCATCAAACTTCCTTGAGGATAATTTCGCTGGAATCCCAGCGGTGGTTGGTTCCAAAGCCGATACGGGTGAAGGTCAGTTCCATCTGATCTCCGAACCGGACATTGTGGGTGACACCCGTCACTGGATGTACCCAATTAAACGCTCCAGATCCTCCCAGACGCGCGTCCCAGAAGTTTTGGAGGATTAGTCGCTCAGCTTCCGAAATGTCGCTGTACGCGAACGTGAACGTCTTGCGTGGGCGTCTTGTGAAGCGTGGGCGCGTGTATTGATATCCACCCTCCGTTTCCCCGCCAGTTACGACGGGGTTCTCGGATTTCTCCGAGAAGGAGGTGGCATCAAAGTCTTTGGAGAGGATTGGAAAGTCAGCCATTAGTTGCTCGCGGCGTCCTTGATTGCGTTTCTCATTTTGCCTGGACGTCCAGCGGCGGCTGTCACGATATCCAGAATGTAGGTTTCACCGTCGAAGCGACCGGAGCGGCTTTGCTCTTGCATTTCCTGGCCGCTCTCGTTGTAGATGTTCACTTCAACGTTGGTGCCGCCTTTGCTTCCCATTGCGCGCTGTTCTTGTTCGGTCATCACGCGCTCACCCTTTTCAAGGATCGCTGGCACCTCGTTCTCTTTGAGACCGGGATATCCGCCTGAGTGATAACGCTTGGCGTATGCGAAGATGGAAGGATCGACGGCGCGGGTTTGCCCTTTGGTTTTTCCGACAACACCCCCGGAGTGATAGATCCCTGTAAGGGGACCGGCCACCGGACCTTGAAGGTCTGTAGCAGGGGCGCTGCTTCCACCTGTGAACGCGCTGATTGCCGAGATGATCGCGTTCGCAATCTGTGCCCGGATAATGATCCTGGCGATGTCTTCCAGAATGGACTCGGTAAAGTCGGCAAAGTTCAATTGACCGGAAGCCAACCCTGAAGCAAAGCTGTCGAGCCATTGCTGTTGAGCCTGGTCCATTGCGGTAGTGGTATCCAGCCACCCTTCGAGCATGACTTCGGTGCCCGAACGGCTGTCATGAACATACTTGTCCAGCAACGCCTGCTTGTAGTCTGCGACGATCTTGGCGATCTGCTTTTCTTGCTCGCCGGAGTATTGTGCTGTGGCGATGTACTCATCAATCCGACGCAGGTCGGCCTGATAAGCGGCGTCCTTGGCGGCTTGAGTGGTCAAAAGGCCGTTCTGGATTTCAACGGTCTGCTCTCGCAGCCCCAGAGCAAAGTCCAAGCCGCGCTCGTTCAAGAATGCTTGATTGACAGCATCCGCCAGTTCGAGCGCCTTGTCCTTGTTGTTCACCATCCCGTTAGCGATTTGGACCATCCGGGTATGGAAGCGGCTTGCTTCTGCTTCAGCACCCGACATCCCACCGGTCAGCACCTGGCTAAGGGCGTTCGCGGAATTCTTTGCGCGTTCCAGCTCACCTTCAAGACGGGCGGTGATACGTTCGTCATTCGCCTTGTCTTTGATCTTCTGATTGAGGGTATCGATCTCGTTGGCGTACTTGCGTGCGCGCTCGATATCCTCTTCCGAGATAAGTTCGCCTGCTGCCTGGCGTTGAGAGATTAAGGCGTTGACCTTGGCGATCTCGCTGCCGGTGTCATTCAGACGCGCGCGCAGGCTGTCGGCACGCTGTTGGAGCGTGTCGATTTTGTTTGTGAACTTAGTAACGGCTTCATCTTCTTTTGGCGTGATGATGAAGTTGTTGGCTGCGGATGCTCGCGCTGTCTTTTCAGCCTGTGTAGCTTTCAGGTCGGTAAGGCGCTGCTGAAGGTTCTCATATGACGCCGAGATGCGCTCGATGGCTTCGGAGACGGTTTTGGAGTTGCCGAAGAATTCCTGATTGAAGTCTTTAAGGTCAGCGCCATCCTTGAGCGCAGCGCCTTGAGCTACGAGCTGGTTTGCATAGTCCTCGTACAGTTTGATTTCGTCGGCGTAATACTTATTCAGATTGGCAATGCGCTGAGCTTCCAGCTCTTCACGTTGCTTGTTGCGCTCGGTTTCTGAGAGCTTTTCGTTTTCCGCAACAGCCTTGATGGACTGGTCGATTTCGATCTGAGCTTCTTTGTATTTGGCCGAAATAGCGGCTGTCTGACGGCCAATCTCGTCGGAGATGATCTGGAAGTCCCGATCGACACGCTGCTTGAAAACTTCATCCGTGCCCTTTTCGATAGCGAGCATTAGCGTTTCGCGCTCGGCATCCAGATTTTTGATTTTCTCGATTATGTCGTCGGCGTCCGGCAAAATATCGGATGCGCCTGGAACACCAGACGCATACACTTCAAGGCTATCCCGCAGGCTCTTCAGCTCTTCATCAATCGCGACAACGCGTTCGTGCATGGTTTCGAGACCACGAGCCGAATAAAGTTCATCGTTGAATTCAGCGACAACCCGGCGTGCTTCTTCAGAACGGTCTTTGAAGAAGCCCATTGCGTCAGCAGCGAAGAATGCGGCCGTCACAAAGAAGCCGATCGGTCCCAGCATGGCGCCGATACCTTTTACGGCGCCACTAAGGGCGAACTTCAAATCTCTGGCTGCTTGAGCGCCACCCAATGTTCCAGAGCGGAAGCGAGACATAGCGTCAGCGCCGAGGATGGAGAATTCCTGTATCGACCGAAGACCGGTTGTAAGCGAACCGGCTGCTACAAAGGCTGCATTGAACGCCGACGTCAGCCCCATAACCGTAGCGATGACCGCTCGTGAGCCGAAGTACAGTAGGAGCGCTTTGCCGGCCGAAATGATAACATCGCCAAACTTGGCGACTGTTGTGATTGCGTTCGCGGTTACGTTCACGACTTTGGTCAGGTCATTGCCAAGCCTGGTCGCGAACACTTTCATTTCAGGGGAGGATACGACTTGAAGCACGCGGTCCAGCTGGTCGCGGAGCGTGGCCATGAAGCTACCTTCAGAGAAGCCACCGGTCGATGCGTCCAGTCCGCCTACCGTAGTGGCGAGCGAGATCAGTTCAGTTTTGAGGACGGAGACCTTACCGCCGAAGCTGTCCATAAGACGTTCAGCCGAGCCACCGAAGGTGCGCTCGAACTCATCAAACATCTTGCCGAGGGCGGAGGATGCTTCAACCTGGCCTTTGGAAATCTTGTCGACCAATTCCCGATAGGTGAGACCCATCGAGCGTGCCATGAGAACCACAGCACTTGGAACGGCCTCACCGAGCTGCTGTCTGAGTTCTTCCATAGAGATCACGCCCTTACCGCCCATCTGCTGGATGGCGATCGAGGCGCGGTGAAGAACGTCGTCAGAGCCACCGAAGGCGGCAACAGCGTCGGTCAGGGAATTGAGGGAGCCGGATGTCGGGTCAATACCGACCGACTTCATTTTCACGAAGCTATCGGTCAGGGCATTGATGGAAAAGGGTGCGGACTTGGCGGTCGTGAACAGGTAATCGAGATTTTCGCCGGCTTCACGGAAGCGTTCTGCGCCGGAGGTGGCGTCAGACATGTTGGCGAGCAGATAGGTCATCCGCTCCATCTCGATATTCGTCTTGACGATGGTTTCGAGCCAGCCGGTCGCAACGGTTCGAATGTTGTAGAGGGCAGTACGTGCCTGAGACAGAACCAGGGTCAGGTCACGGGTCGTCGCCAGCAGACCGTGCATCTTCCGGTCCATCTTCTGGGCGGACTTGGCAGCTGTCTCGGTTGCTGTACGGAAAGAACGGACGCCACCCGCAGCATCGGTGATCTTGGCTGTGAAGCCTTTCGAGTCGAGATCAAGCTCGATCTTGAGAGTACGTGCCACGGGGAGCTTCCTTTAGAACGCCGTGGCGTTCGCGA